AAAGTATATCAATTAAAATAAAAATTAGGCAATTAATAAAGTCTTTATTTTTGACTAAATAAAATACTGCATGAACGCAATAAAACAAAATATAATTAGTGAAGCCGAAAAAAAAGCGGCTCACTATTCTGTTAAGTATGCGGATGCTAATATTATAGACGTTAGCACCTCATCACGAATAGTAACGGGTTTCTTTAATTCTTATAACTTCTTTGATAGCGACAAAGACGTGTTAATAATGGGCGCGGCTAAGAAGTCAATCGAAGAGCGTGGAGTTAACAGCAATGCGGTGGCTAAGATTAAACACGCATTGAATCACGACTTAACTACATTGGTAGGTAAGTTGCAAGTGCTGGAGGAAACGACTAAGAACGGTATTACAGGCATTTACTTTGAATCTAAAATAGCCAACACTACTTTGGGGAATGATACTTTGATTAATTATAAAGAGGGCATTTACGACAATCATTCGATAGGGTTCAAATACAACCAACTTTCATTAATTGAATCTGAAAAGAATCCTGTTGCTTGGAATGAAGTGGTGAGTAAGTTAGTTAACCCTGAGGAGGCGGAGAAATTCGGCTACCTATATATAGTTAAAGAAATTAATCTATTCGAGGGGTCAACCGTTGCCTTTGGCGCAAATTCATTAACACCTTTCTTAGGTGTTAAGAGCGGCAGTAAGGAATCAATGACATTAGCATTAGTAAGTAAACTTAACCAGCTTGAATATACCGTTAAAAACGGAATGCAAAGCGAAGAGATGTTAAGCACGTTTGAGTTACAAATAAAACAATTCAAGCAAATACTAAAAGAGATTGAAGTAGCAGAAACCTTTGATAAGTCCACACTTGCGAAAGTGCCGAGCGAAGCAAAATCAAGCGAACCGATAAAACCAAAATTCGACATTCAGGAAATCATTAAAAACTTAAACTTTTAAAAAAATGGAAAAACAAGAGCAAGACGCTTTATTAAGCGCAATCAACTTAGAAGTTGGTAAAAAACTTGATGCAGCAAAAGCAGCATCACAAGATGAATTAACTACTTTGAAATCTGAATTAGAAGCAGTAAAAGCAGCTAAAGATGAATTGAAGAGCGAAGTGAACGGTGAAATCGTTAAGTTGAAAGCAGCTAACGAAGCAGCATTTATTAAGGCTGATTCATACAAGACATTAGCTGACCAATTTGTTGATGGCTACAAAGCAATCATCAAAGAAAACGGCGCTGAAAAAATGAAGAAAAAAGGCTTTAGCGCGCAAATTAATGTAAAGGCTGCTGGCACTATGACCACCGCTAACATTGACGCGGTTGGAACTAACAGTATTCCTTACCAATTAGCTTCATTCTCAGCTGGCTTAGTTGCTACTCACAGACGTAGACCTTTCATTATTGACCTTACTAACTTTGGTCGTACTGATAAGATGTACGTTCAATGGGCGGAAATGGCTAACAACGACCCAGGAACTGCTGGCATGACATCGGAAGGTGCTGCGAAGACTCAGGAAGATTTTGATGTTAACGAGAAATCTGCTAAAGTAGAAAAAGTAACGGCTTACACTAAAGTTTCTTTGGAAATGTTAGATGACGTTGCTTTCATGGAAGCGGAAATCAGAAACAACCTAATTGAGTTAATCGCTTTAAAAGCAGATGCTCAAGTATTAGGCGGTAACGGAACAACACCTAACTTAAACGGTATTACTACTCAGGCAACTACTTATGCTGCTGGTTCATTTGCTGGTACTTTCGGAACTGCTGCTAACAACTTCGATGTATTGCGTACTGCAATAAATCAAGTTGAGGCTGCTAACTACTTGCCTTCTGCAATCGTGTTGCACCCAACAGATGCGACGTTCATGGAGTTGACAAAAGATACTACAAACGGTTATGTTGCACCTTCATTATTCTTAGTGAGCAACGGTGTTACTACTTTTGCTGGCATTCCTGTAATTAAAAATACTGGTGTAACTGCTGGTACTTTCTTATTAGGTGATTTCAACCAAGTAAATGTAAGAATGCGTCAAGATGCAACCATTTCAATGGGTAACGAAAATGACGACTTTACTAAGAACTTAATCACTATCCTTGCGGAGATGAGATTGGTTTGCTACATTCCTTCAAACAGAGTGTTGTCATTAGTAACGGGTTCATTCTCGACTGCTAAGGCAGCATTAAACGCTTAGTTAATCGGGTAAGGAAGTAAAACACCTTACCCTTTAATATTTAATTTATGGCAAAGAAAATAAAAGAAGATGTGATAATTGAGGTTGTGCAAGTTGCTGAGATAAAAGGCAACGTATCAATCGAAATCATCAAAGATACCCAACACTTAAAGGTTGGTGAAATCTATAAAGAGAGCGGTGATATTGCAGCTAATTTAATAGCTAAAGGCATCGCGAAGATTATATAAGACGTTTGTTTTGCTTGTTGGGGTAGGAGTGATTACCTACCCTTTTTTTTTAAACTTATTTTATGGCATCAATTTTAGTTAAAACAACAGACTTTACTGGACTTTATGCGATAGCGCAAACGAGTTACACAACACCAATATTACAAGCGTATATTGATGAGTTCGAAAAGACATTTATTCGCAAGTTATTAGGCTTAGAGCTGGGCGATTTGTTTATCGCTACCGTAGTAAATAACGCGCCTGTTGGTGCAAGATACTTGGCTGTATTCAATCCATTGGCGATTCAAGTTAGTGGCTTAAATTCGGGAGTGTTTTTAAACGGGCAGAATTGGGTAACGGGAAGGATATTCGAGAGCAGAGGAATGAAGGAGATATTGAAAGGCATTATCTATTGCCTTTATGTGCAAGGTACTCAGTCGCATCATTCGCAAAGTGGAGTGGCAAAGGCAACAGCGGACGTAAGTATTATAATGAGCGGCGAGAATGCGGCTCGTATGGGTGAAATAAGACACAACGGAATAATAAGTGATTGGGAGGCGGTGCAATATTACATTTCACAAAACAATGCGACTTATACCGAATACGATGGCTTGGAATTACAACCTAAATACAGCGCGATACTATGACGTACAAGACCGACATAATCGACTATTTAGGCGACGTGCTGAACGATGTTGACAAAACAATAACAATACTAAGCACTACCAATCCCTCAGGCGGTGTGTACATCATAACCGTTGACGATGTAAAGTGGATTCAACCAAGCATAATTCTGTCAATCGGTGGCAACGATTACACCGTAAGTTCAATATCGGGCTGTGTGATTACGCTATCGGGCGCAAGTGCCATCGCGGTAAGTACATTCACTTTACCAACGGTTTACTTTTTTCATGGCACGGTAAAAGAAACAAATATAACCTTAACCAAGAGGCAATTTGATACTGACAAAACACCTTTAGTTTATTTATTGGAAGTGTTTAGCGAAAGGTTTAACGAAGATGTGGACGAGTTTGAGCGCGTGAGTGATTTGCGTTTGTTTTTTCTTACGCACGCTGACTTTGAGAACTGGGAAGTAGATGACTTCTATTCTAATTCTATTAAGCCGATGCAAAGATTAACGCAGCACTTTATAGATACACTAAACAAACAAGTAAGAGTGCAACAGATAAGAGATTACGAACTAACTAACCTCTCTCGTTTTGGTGTGTATGTGAATAACAAAGGTTTTGAGGCTACACTATTCGAGGATAAATTGAGCGGTGTTGAACTGCGTATATCTTTGGAATTGCGGAAGCCTACCGATTGTGCTGGCTACTGCTAAAATAAATTAGGCAATAAGAATAAAAAGTAAATTTGAACTATTAATTAATATAAATTTTAAAATTAGAAATCATGGCAAATTGTTGCAGTCTTACAGTCGCAAATACAGGGTTTGGCTGTACCCCCATTATGGAAGTAGTGGAGAAATTCATCGAAGTATCGTTTTTTAAAGCAGACGGAACTATCAATGAAATTGATTTATCTGATACGTTTAACTTGGCTTATTTTACCGCTTTGGTGAATAACGCTGACGAAACGCTTCGTTGGTATCCTTTACCGTTCGTTAAGAACATGATAGATGAGCGCGCGGATTCTGACTTTGAAAGTTTTGATGACAAAACGAGAATTGAGCGCCAAGTTGGTATTCGTTCAGTTAAGACAATCATTACTACTTTAGGCAATAACGCTGGTGCGGTATCTCCTCAAATGGTTGGTAAAATCAACGATAAGAAATGTAAAGTTTCGGGATTGTTTGGTGTTACTAAATCTAAGCAATTAGTTGGTGAAATGATTAACGATGGCTTCTTAGCGCCAATCAGAATTGATAACGGCTCTTTAATGGCTATCTTAGTTAAGACTGGATCAGGTGCAATCACTCAAAAAATTAACTTAGGCTTTGACTGGCATATTGATGTACAAGACGAAAGACTTCGTACATTGGAAGCAGACGAAATGACAACAGATATTAGCTTGTTAAATGGCTTGTTAGATGTTACTTCTGTATATTCTGCAATCGGGCAAACTTCGTTCAAAGCAACGCTTAAAACTATCTTTGGAACATTCGTGAATCCTTTATTAGTTGAAGGTTTAGTAGCTGGCGACATGGCTCTTTACAATGTTACTGATAGCGCAAACGTAACTATCACAAGTGCTGTTGAAGCGCCTGATGGAACGTACACAATTAGTTATGCTTCCCAAACGGTTGCAGACGTGTTGAGGTTGACCATCACTAAAGATGGTTTTGACTTTACAGCTGTTACAGCTAACACTATCACAATATAATCTAAGGGGAGGGCTTAGGCTCTCCCTTTTTTAAACTAAATAAACATGGCAAAAGAAAACGAATTTTTAAAAGTTGGCGGCATAACGTGGGCGCTTTACGGTGTTTCATGTTTAACAAAAGATGAATTTGTATCAATGTACAAAGGCAATGCGCATCTTACAGATGGTTTAGATAAGATTTGGGCTACTTTAAAAGCAGAGTGCAAAGCTAAAGGTATTGTGTGGAAGGAAGATGTATTAGAGGCAGCGCCTGAGAATACAGACTTAGCCGTACCAAGTGAAAAGAAAAAGAAAAAGAAGATTATAGAAGAGTAAACAATGAAGGCATTAGCTGATTTGTGTAGAAAGATAATCGGCTTAGAACGTACAGCTGATAAATTGTTTGTTGAAATATTGAAGGATAGCAACGTACAAGCGCAGATAATTGATTTCAATTTAGAGCAAATGTACGAAGGAGGGATAGACAGTGATGGGAATAGTTTAGGGCAATACGCACAAATAACGGTCAGCTATTGGAAGCCTTTAGCAAGGAGTTTGGGCAACGATGGACGCACAGACCACATAACCTTAAAAGATACGGGCGAGTTTTACAAATCATTTAAGATAAAGTTAGAAAATGACGGGTTCAGAATCACAGCCAACGCAATCAAAGAAGATACGGATTTGGCGCAAATTTACCCTAAAGTCATTGGACTTAGCAAAGAAAGTAAAGCAATGGTCAGCGAACTTATTACACCGTATTTTATTGAAAGCATACGGGCGCAAATACTGGGCTAACATTGACGAAATGCCAATTTATGATTGGTTTAAATGGCACGAGGAAAAGGATAATACATATTTAAGTAAGACGCGAAAAATAGGTTCTTTGGTTAATTACTTTGGGGATAAGATAATGACACAATTTATAGAGCGTTTCGGCTTTAGTGAATCGTTTATAAGAACTTTAGAAAAGGAAAAGGAATTAGTGTTATTACAAGCGAGAAGGGCGCTCACAGATGATAGGAGTTTAAACGCGTTTATCAAGATTTGCGAGCTGGAGATTGAGGCACTAAAGAAAGAAACAACAGAGCGCGCGGACTTCTATGAAATTAAAGGAATGTTGGAACATGAAATGGGATTTCAAATAAACATTAAGAAAATAAGTGTAGCGGAATACTACACCTACTTCAAAGCATTAAAGAAAATAAGACCAAAACAAAATGGCTGAAAGCGGTAAGATAACAAGGCAAGACATAATCGCGGATGATGCGTTTACAACACCCGTAGCTGAGGCTAAAGAATTATTAAAGGTTATCACCGAAATATCCAACGCTCTTAAAACAAAGACCAAGACTACTGCTGATGGCTTTGCTATTGCATCACCTCAATCTGTTGAAGATGTAAAGAAATTAACAGCGCAAATTGCTGAACTTCAAAAACAAATTGCAGCCTTAGAATCGGTAACAGAAAAGCAAAAGAAAGCATCAAAGGATTTAACAGCGGCACAAGCACAAGAGAATTTAGCACGTCAAAAGCAACGTCAAGAGGTGACGCAGCAAGTAAAGTTGACAAGCCAATTAACTACCGAATACGAAAAGCAAGTTGTTAGATTATCGCAAGTAAAGAAGGAGTTAAAAGATTTATCTGTACAAGGTGTAAAAGCGCCACAATCATTAGTTGATGAATTTAATAAATTAGATACAAGTGTAAGCAAAGCAGAGCAAGGAGTAAAGGAATTTCAAAGAGCAGTTGGTAACTACTCAAGCGCAACAGCAGAACTTAAAGACCTAACGCGCCAATTAATAGATTTAGAGAGAGCTGGTCAAAGGAATAGCGAACAGTTTAAAACTATGCGAGCGCGAGCAGCAGAGTTGAAAGATTCAATAGGAGATACAAAAGCCGAAATAAAAGCGTTAGCAAGTGATACAAGAACTATTGATGGTTTAGTTGGTAGCGTTAATTTGCTTGCTAATGCCTATCAAGTATTAGAGGGAGTGAGCGCGTTGGTTGGCGACAATAGTAAAGAGTGGAAAGAAACAATGGTAAGGTTACAAGCAGTAATGGCTGTAACTACTGGGCTTCAAGAGATACAAAATTTATTGCAGAAAGAAAGTGCTGCAATGATGTTTTTAAATTCCATTCAAACTAAAGCAGCGGCAGCAGCACAATCATTATATGCCTTTGCTACGGGAGGCGCTACGGTAGCAACTAAAGCATTTAGAATTGCTTT